AGCTGTCATTACACAACGAGAAATCTGTGGTATATAATCGTTTGACTTACCACGATAGTAATAAGTTATTTGAAATTCAGATGGCGATAAAAATGCTGATTTAGTTTTATTACTAAATTCAGGTAACATATGAAATTTAAATAACTTGATAATCTTTTCTACATTTAACATTTCTTTTTGATTCTTTGGTGCAAATGTAAATGGAAAACTAAACTCTCTAAATGGTACACTTCTAAACACTTGTTCGTTAAATGGATTTAATGCTCTACCCATTGATTTGTCTATTGCACCTCTTACATCACCAACACCAGGCAATGCACTTGCAATATCGGTTACTGCTGATCCTAATACTCTCTCTATCATAGCACCACCACCGTCAACCATCGCTTCTTTGAAAGACATATCTTTACCTGCTTCCATACTAGACGCCATAAGACCGGCAAGACCAGTTGCTAAGTTTTCATAGTTTGCTCTGTATGAGAATTTTGCTGCTTCAGCAGGTGTATATAAACACACCGTATCACTAATTCTTGTATGTGTATGTGAACCACCTTGGCCAATACCAGAAGACATTTCTCTTACTTTTCTTTTTGGTCCACCTTGATAATCAGTTTTATAACCACCATCAGGTCCTGTTCCTCCAGCAGCTGTAACCCGATTTGCTTCTGCGTCATCATCTGCTGGTACTTCTATTTTTCTCTTCATATTACTACCATAAGATGTTTTTCTGTTTTCAATAATGTCAAATATGACATAGTGACCTTCATCTAACATACCTGTTTCTTCTGGATAATATATCTGACCATAACTAATTCTGGAACGCACTCTACCTTGTAATGCGTCACCTGAACCTATCTCTAGTGGCGATTGATTTAATATCTGTCTTGCTTTTGATTTCGTGGCTTCTGTATTTTCTGCACCAGTAAACTGATTGCTGAAGTTGTCTATTTGTGATGTTATATCACCTGCAAGACCATCAACAAAACCTTTTACAGCGTTTGAACCTGCATTAATACGACCTTTGATAACAGAGCTTATTTTGTTTGTATATCCCATATATAAATATCCTTATGAATTATACTAATATTTATACAGGAAATAGTAATGGCAACAGCAAGTTATAAAGGCAAATATAAACCTCAAAACAAAGACAAATATCTAGGTAATCCAGATAGAGTTGTCTATCGTTCTAATTGGGAGAGAAGATTTATGGTTTACTGCGACCGTAATGAAGGTATCACACATTGGGGTAGTGAAGAGATTGCTATTCGTTATCGTAATCCTGTGACCAAGAAATTACATAATTACTTTCCTGATTTCTTCATAGTTACCAACAAAGGTAAGTATATAATTGAAATCAAACCTAAGGCCTTCACAAAGAAACCTAAACCTAGAGCTCGTAAGACTAGAGCATATATCAATGAGAGTTTAGCATATATTAAAAATAGAGCTAAATGGGGTGCCGCTGTTCGTTATTGCGAAATGCAAGGTTGGGAGTTTAAAATATTTACAGAAGACGATTTAGGTAAATTCTAAAACAATCCTGTTAACTTTTCCCACATACTAGGTGGGTCTGGATTTCTATTACCATTACCAGCGAATATTGATTCTTGGTTGTTTGTGGTTACAATCTGTTTGTTGTCTTGTGTGATACCAACATTGTTAGTTCCGGTTGTGTTATTTGTATTACCTGCTTCTTTTAGTGCTTTTGCATTACCTGTTTGGTCTGCCTTATCTGTGCCACTAAAGTATTTCTTTTTCTCTTCAGGTATTTCTGCTTTTTGTATTTCACCTTCTACACTTTTAGGTGCTGACATTGAAGCCTTATCACTTGACAATGCAACTTTTTTCATACCTATATACTTACCAAACTTGTCTACAAAACCATTATAGATTCTTTTAAATATGTCTGCAACATAATCACCAATACTACTAAATGCGTCAGATATACTATTCCATATTTTACTTCCTAGAGTACTTACATAATCAACCATATCAGATATACCTTGTGTAAATTTATCCCACTTCTCCATTAATGAATCTTTTAGTCCACCTATATAACCTACAAACGCATTCCATTTCTCCATTAAGTATTCACCAAACTTTGTAAAGACTTCTCCTAGATAGTTATATGCGTCTATGATAGCGTCTTTGATTGCGTGAAATTTAAATATTGCAATTGCAATTACAGCAATCAATGCTAATATACCAAGAGCCCATAACAACATAGGTACAACTGCAATCATAAGACTTGCACCAAATAGTTTTAATGATTTGATTGGTGTCTTCATTGCTTTACCGAAGTTCATAAATGAAGTACCCATCTTCTTGGCCATTTCGCCAAGTTCTACAAATGGTCCTGTAATACTATCTTTGATACCCATAAAGGTATCAGATATACCAGCAAACATACCTCGTGGGTCTATCATATCACCACCTTGACCACCAAAGTTATCAGAAGTATCGCCACCAAGTGCTTCTCTTTTTGCGTCTAAATCTTCTCGTTCTTTTGTTAGTAGTACTGACTTCTCTTTGATAAGCGTTTCTTCTTTTTCTCTACTAGTTTCATCTAGTTTGTGTAAATTCTTTGTTCTCTTTAATAGTTCTTGTTCGTTTGATACTATTGTCTTTTCAGATTTTACAAGTTTTTCTTGTTCCATCTGCAATTGTTTTGTTGATAGTACAACTGCCTTTGCACCATCTTCGGTCATCTTTACTTGTACTGCTACACCTTGTTTTCTTAATTCACTTGCTTCTTTTTCTGCAACAATAATCATCTGTTCTCTATTACGCAATGCGTCTTGTAGAGATTTCATATCTTCTGATATGTCTGCCTTTTCCATACCTCTTGTCAAGTCTTCAACAGAATAGTTTAATTCACCCATTCTATTAACAAGTTTATTCATCACATCATTTACACTTCTAGGTGTATCTCTAAATGCGTCAATAGTTTCTGCAACAAGTTTGTTTAATTTAGGCTGAGTTGACTTAACTAGTCCATCAACTGATTGGATAGACTTCTTTGATATTACTTTGAATATGGAAAGTAGTTCGTCTTGTGTAGCGTTTGAAAGTGTAGTGGCAGCCATTTCTTATTTCCTATTTCTTATTTTTACTTGAACCAGTATATAGACCAAACCAAGCTGCACCAGCACCAACAACGATACTGATTAACCCACTTTGTTCCATAGTAGGTGCCTGTAAGTTCATATACCAAATTACACATTTGTATAATAAAACAATATATACGGTCAAAAACAATCTTGGAAATATTCTCCAAGCGTCAACTGCTCTTGCCATATGAATTATTTTTGCATATGGATTAATACCTAGGTCTTTGATTGAAGTATCTACTTCTAAATCAACTTGTATTTTCTGTTTAGGTTCTGCAACCTTAACTTCTTTTTTTATCTCTTCAGCCATTATTTACTCCCCATATAACCTGCAATAATTCCTATCATTCCAGTTAGTGCCATTTTCATTAATGTAATAACTGACTCATCAACAGGTCTGTTCTCTTGTAGTGCCACATAATAGTCACCAATGATAATTACGCCTAATAATGTTATTACACCACCGACTAATATACAAATAATTACATCTTTTAAATTTTTTATCATATTACTTTTACTCCTACGATTATTCGTAAACTTTTTTTCTAATATATGCTTGTTCGTGTCTTCCTAATATTTCTAAAATCTTCCACGAACCATCTTCTTGTACTTGTACTTTTGCGTTAACTTTATCACAAGTCATATTGAAGATACCACCTTTTTCTTTACTCTCTTTATAGTCTCTTTCTGCTTCTCTCTTATTTTTCAAGCAGTCCATCAAGTTCTCACTTGCTCTGTGGTCAATTAGTTTTCTTTCACCTGTAGCTTCATCTATTTCAAAAATACATACTGCGAATACGATACCTTCTTCAGGAGTTGATGATGAAGTTTTATGTTCTTCTGTCATCACCGTAATATGTGTATGTTTCTTTTCAATAGGACAAACTTGGTGTCCGTCATCACCACAACCTGTGCAATCAGCATATGCTGGGGCGTACATCATCAAAAATAAAAATGCTATTGTTAATAGTTTGTTCATAAATCCTTTAGTCTAAAATTTTAAGTAATCTTATTCCGTATTTTGCTTGTTTATCTTCTTGTAATAATGCTTTTACTAGTTTACACTCAAATATAACTCTTTCGCCACCTACTTCTCTAGCCGCTACTCTTTTAGATTTTAAACATTGACCTATATTTTCTTTGTAAACCCATTCTATTAACTTACCGTTTAGAGTAAGTGTTAACGCAACAACATTATCTTGTTCGTATTTCTCACCACCAGTATATAACTTGGCTGCATACACACTAGGTACAAGTAAGGCAACAAATATTATTGCTAAAATGTTTTTCATTATTCCTTCTTACCGTTTCCGTTTTGATAGATAATACTTCTATTACTATCTTTTAGTTTTTCTACATCTTCTCTAAGGATTTTTACATCCTCTTGTAGTCTTATTATATTAACTCCATTGTTCAACATTTTATTCATTCTCTCATCTAGTTCATCTAATTGTCCAGCAATGTGTTCAATAAGCATATATTGTTCGGAATCAGCAGGTGGTGAACCTAATTCACCTCTTGGCCACTTAATTCTAAACTCACTATTCTTATTTAATTCTGTTTCTATTCGTAATGTACTTCCTTCAAGGTCTTTTCTTAATAACTCTTCGTTAGTCTCTATACGATTCAATCTTTCTAATACTCCAAAGTAAGCCCAAACACCAACTGAAACTGCAGCTATTATTGCTAACAAGTTCCTCATAGGCATACTGATGGCAGTATTATCTGATACCCTTAATTCATCTTTACTCATAAATCCTTTTGTTATAGCTCACCTGCTATTATTTAGTAGGTTTGCCCATATTATCTCGTCTTGCTTTTTCTTTTTCTTCTTTAATGTGTTTAATCAGTAAAGAAACATAAACCTCTTTTTCCCAAGGAAATAGAGAATCCAATTCTGTTAGACTATACTTATGATGTTGCATTAACGCAAAGTTAGTCTCAAAGTACGCCTCTAGGTTGTTGTGGGAGAGGCAGATACGAAAAAATCAGATAGTCCTTGGAGTGTAACCACACTCTCTTTCTTTGTTTTAGGATTTATAACCTTGACTTCGTGCCTTAACTTCGGCATTGTGTCAAAGAATTTTCTGATTAGTTTAAATTGATTGGTATTTAAATTATTGAAAAAATCAATTAGTTCAGCCTTTGTACTATCTTTCGCTTTATGCACTTGTTCCCCCTCATAGATGTAGTCAATACATTCAACAATTGTTTTAAAAATTGCTTCTGTATTCATATCTTCATCTACGCCCAATGGAATAGTGTCAATGTTAGGATAGTTCATACTAATACCAAGATTTCTTTCTTCGTCTAATACTATCTTATTTGTGTGTTCGTCATCAACCTGTACCTCAACCTTTGTTAAGTCTACATCAACAGGTATAAGTGTAACCTTATCTTCTGGACAGAAAACTTTAAAAGACGCAATCTCACCTACTGACTTTGCACGAATATTTAAAAACAAATATTCTATGTCAAATAGTGGTAGTTTGGTTACTTCTAATTTTCCGAAAGTACAAGAGTTAATTAAATCTCTAACGGCGGCTTTCATTTGAGCGTCATTCTTCTCTTCCATCGCTAGCATTAATATCTTCTCTTCTTTGACCAGAAATGGTCTAAACTCTACTACCGTGTCTTCACTTGGTAGAGTTAACTTATATGTTGGGACTTCAATTTTTGGTAAAGCCATATTGTTATCATCTCCTTATTATTAATATTATATATTTAGTGGACCAAATTTGAACGGAGGCATAACTCTTCCACCAGTAATCTTACCGATTGGAAACGACCTCTTCAAGTTATTTAATACACCTTCACCTGCTCTTCTCAATTCAGGTGGTAATTTACTTAAAAAGCCACTATCGCCTTCTTTAACGATAGCACTATTAAATTGCGATTGACCAATCTGAAATTTGTTTTGTTGGTCTATTGCAAAGTTTAACCAGTATCTATATTTAAATTGTACCGTAAATGTTTGTACTTCATTTGAACCGGCAGCGTATGATACATCACCTACTGAAACAGGATACGCTTCCCACAATCTTACACCATATGTTGAACCGTCTCGTTCTTGTGCTCCTGGGTCAGCACCTAATTGTAATATATTAATTGGTGCTACATACTCATCATAGTAAGCATAATTGTGTGTTATATTTGAAAAGGCAGTCTTTTGCCACAATTCAAAAAATATTCTTTCTCTTAAATATTTGTCTGTATAAAATGTCATTGATACATCAGCCATTTCATAATCGTATACAATGTGTCTTGGTGGACCATTATGTTTTACTGCTTTTGTTTTCATTGTTCTACTAGGCATATTCACTTCTGATACAAACGCTTGTACTCTTCGTTGTAAGTTTGCTTCATTAGCGTATCTTCTTATATCACTACCGTGTACCATACCTTCACCACCAGGTACTGCACCACCAAAATCAAAACCACCTGCCATCTTACCACCTGTTGGTAGTTCAAAGACAACATAGTATCTAGCCTTACGAGCAAAACCTTCTGATTCATTTACATAGGATTGAAATCTACCCATTGTAGTTTCAGGATTTGCACCTGGTCTTGTTCTAAACCTTGGGTCTCGGTTGATATTATCCATAGAACGGTCTCTAGGAATACCAATTCTGATATCCATACCACCAATTCTTTTACCGCCTCGTAATATTGCCATTTTTATCCTCTAGTGTTTATCTTTCCAGTGTCTGCTTCTTCGCATTCCTAAATAGTGTTCACCTGGTTCATAATTCCATTTGTGTCCGTGATGTCCTCTTATATCACAATACCACATTCTTAATTTGACGATTGCAACTCGCCATAAACTTCTTCTTGCCATTTACCTTATTACTCTTATTCATCATAAAAGTCCTCTATCTTGTGCTTCTACGCCAAACGGTAGTCGCTGGTTGTTTTCTAAATTGTTGTACTGGCAAGTATACTGCAACCGCAGCTTCAGACGCATTGATACGCAAAAACTGACTTCTCACATTACTATAAAGATATTTATGAAGAGTTGGTTTAACCATAGGTATATTCTTCACACTATCATAAGATACTTGGTACTTCGTATTAGGTCTTATCATATCGCCAGATAGAAATTTATCCATTCTTTGTAGTAAGGTAAATCTCATAGCAGGTGGTAAGTAATGGAAATTCATTCCAATAAATCCTCCTGGGATTGGTTCTAATGGTAATACTAAAGGGAATGTGTCGTAATAAGGTAGTGTTTTCTTAAATTTCGGGTCATAAAAAAATAGATTTAATCGTCCTTGAGAAGGTCTACCGATTAGGTTGCCGTCTCTCATTAATTGTCTTGCCTGTGTTTTGTCAGCAATGCTGCCGACAGCCTTACGATACCAAGCACCAGATTTTCTGGTGTCGCCTTGTTTTTGTACTAATGGGTCTAATATAGATATTGCCATAACATCTATATTTATACGATTTGTTAATCGCTTTTTGGTTTAGGTATCGGTAATATAAAATCTTCTGGTGGCATTTTAAGTGTAGATTCTTTGCCATTGTAGATGTCAGCGTCTGGATTATCTTCAAGGTAATCTTTCTTCATTTCATCCCACATAGTTTTATCTGATTTTGTTTTTTTAGGTCGTGCTCTCAAACCTTTACAATGTTTTTCTACCGTTGCAAATTGTGCTGGTAATGGTCTGTCTGCATATCTTTGACAAACTTTAAGCATTTCTAACTCTTGTCTTAAATTTTCATTTTCTAGTAATATTTTGTTTTGTTCATCACACATCTTTTTAGATACACCAAGATACTTACGAAAGGTTAATGATAATCTATTATTTTCTGTTTCATAATCACTATT